TCTCTACTTCCTTTTGTTCGGTTGGATTCTTCTCTTCTTGTTTTAAATCTGCCATTGGTTTCTCACCTCCTACGATATTTTGTAATTTTTCTTTACGTTCATATGCTTTATGTATACTTTGTAATATTGATTTCTCTGCTGAAAATGTAGCTTGTGGATTAGCAGGTAAACCTACGATTGATACTTCAAATAAATCCATACCCGTAATTAAATTAAATTCTTTACCTGTAACTTTATCTATTTCTTTTTTAGAGGTAGCTACTTTACCTCCTATAGAAAACTTACTTAAAATTCCCTCTTGAATTAATTGCCAAATATCTGGGCGTGTTTTACTAACCATTACTTCTACCCAAAGCCCGTTATCATCAACGCCCGCATCTAAAACTTTGCCTATAGGGGGTTGATCGTGTTTATGTTCGTAAAAAACAGTGGTATTTGATTTTAAATCTTCGGCGGCTGCTTTCATTGCAGAGAATGTAATTACATCTCCCTGTCTATCTAAATCATTAGTAGCAGCATAACCCCTTATAATCCATTCATCTGTTTTTGAAGACTTTAAAATGTCTTGAGTAATAAATCTAAATTCTAGACCAGAATAATTAAATTTTTGAAAAGACATATGTTCTCCTTAAATAAAAACAAATAAATACATATATTAATTTACAACTATATTATTCTATTACTTTTCTTCTTCGTATTACGACTTTTATTTTACGTTTTGGTTTCTCAGTTATAAACTGTGTCGGATGTCTTATTACTTCTGTCATAACCGGGACCGTTTCCATCTTTTGTAGCTCCGGAGGAAGATTATTCCAAGCAATTGCGTGGGTCGAATGTTGCTCATCATTATATAGGACTAATTCGGGTTTATTGTCTAAACCATATTGTATACCTACATATTCGCCTATTTTGTTATTAGTCACATATTCTCTTATCTTTTGTTCATGTTCAGTACTTATTTTTCCTGAAGTAGACTCTGTATTACGTCCTCTACCACGAGTGTCCCAAGCACGAGATGCTCCTTCTGAGGTACCATATTTCCTTATCATTATCTTTTTACGTTTAAATGCTCCACTCTCTCTTGCTTGACTAATTAGAATAGCTTGGTGCATTTTTTCTGCTTGTTCTTTGGTTGGAAAGCATTTAATGACTGAACCAATTGGTTTATCAGTAGGACTCTTTGGAGGATGACCATGAAGGACACACCATTTAGAACCTATCTTTCTTACCATCTTTATCATATCATCTAGATTACCATATATTGGTTTTTCAGAGATGAAGTAGGATTTTTTAATTGGTTCAAAATAATATCCATCTACTCCACATCTAATTATTTTTCTACCTTCAAAAATATCAAATACATACCCTTTTTGAGGGGTATCGAACGTAGTAATTCCGTTTCTTACCCATTTCTTTTCTGCTTCTAAATGGATTGCACATTCATAGGTTCCGGGCAAAAGTTCTACAAATTCTATTTTATCTTTTTTACTGCTCTCAATACTCTTTTGCAATATCCAACTTAAATGTATTCTGTGAATATTATTGGTATAAAAATCTCTCTTAAAGAATTTGAGCAATTTAAAATGGCAATTAATTTCAAATTTCTTTATAAGATCTTCATTTACAAAATAATTAATATCGTTTTCAGTCCAAAATGATTTATGGTCTGGATGCTTTTGGGCTCCATATGTACTTGCTTCTGGAACGGTCATAACTACTATTCCGTCGTTCTTTAAAACTCTGTAGACTTCCTCCATTAAAAACTTTGGATCAGCAAAATGTTCCGCTGAATGATTCATTCTTACTATAGAACAAGAATTATCATCTAGAGGTATTCCGTCAGAACAATCATGTTTAACATCTACATTTGGATAACCTACTTTGTCCACACCTAAGTAACCTTTCTTCTTTCTTTGTCCGCATCCCAAATCCAATTTAATTGGTTCTTCATAACTTAACTTTAACCATCCAGTTTTACTCTTATATGTACTAAATGCAGGTTTAAGAATACATGAACTTTTTTTGATTTTATATTGTTCAATTTCTTTACGTAATTCTTCACTATTTTTGCAATACTTAAATTTTATAAAAGCTATTCCTGCTTGCCTTGGAATCTTCATCTTCCATATAAAAGTTTTTCTACTTAAGAGAGGGTCGTCTAAAAGATTGCAATTATCTTTGGCTAATATATCCTGTATTACTAATGTTCCATTTTTAAGTTGGAGAGTATCAATAATGAAGTCAGTTGGTTCATTTATCATATTTATACGTTCAACCAACTTTTTATCTAGTATTCTTGTACCGTTTCCTAGAAAGATTTCAACGTTTCCGTCCTTACGATATATCATTAGTCTGCGTGCTTTTAAGTAGGGTTCTATTACAAATTTATCGGTATTAAGAGTCTTCTCTTTATATTGAAGAGGCATAAATAGTTCTCTATAATCTATTGTTTTATTAATTTTAATTTCTGGTTTACGTTCTTTTAAAACTAAATCATATTTAGGTATATATTCGCCGTGTGCTTCTCCTTTAATTAAGTGAGTACACAACCCTTCTTTCTGCTTAACAATTTCTTTTATTTTTTCTTCTATAATAGGTAAATCAGAAAATTTACAAATTACATCTATATCGTTTGGTTTATCTTTATATAGAGCAGAACCTACCACAGATACTACATCTTCTACTAAAGTAATATCCCCCCACTCTAAACTTTTAATTTTTTTATTTCTTATTTTTGCAGTATCTCTATCGAGATCACCTTTATTAGTATGATTCATTTTTCTTCGTTCCATTTCTTCAACTATAAAGATATGAGCATTTACTACATCTTCCACGCTAACACCTTTTGTTTTTGAATTTTCGTATTTACCCAATCTCCTCAATACAACGTATATCTGATGCATCTTCAGGTGATCTGTAGGTAATTCTTGGTCAGTTAATTTTCTTACTGTGGAAGGATCTCTTAGTATAGAGACAATATTAGGTTTCATCAAATCTATATCAAATTTCTTTACCATGCCTGCTGTTTTACAAAACTTACAACTATATATTTCATCTAAAGTAGAAATAAACGTGTTATGACAATTGTCACATTTATATAGATTCATTATTTTATCTCATTTTGATCTCTTCGAACCTTTAAATTTTCTTTGGTAAGTTCCTCGAGAAACATTTCATCTACTGCATCTAATAAGTTTACACCTCTATCTTTCCCTGACATAATTATTTTCTTAAGTTTAAGTTGTTCAAATAAATTAATAGGATATATTGCAAATTCTTTTGGTGTGTATTTTATGCCTTTATCTTTTAATGAATTAACGGTTTGTAATAATTTTAAAAATAATGTAGAAATAACTTCTAACGATTTATCTTTATCGTATTCCATCGGTATAATATATTGAATATTTTTAGTCATAATTATTTATTTTTAGAGCTTTTAGAATATAGTAATTTTAAGGCTTCTTCTATTTTACCTTCATCAGATAATCTAACAATTTCCTTATTTTCCTCATCAGTAAGTTTAAAAAATTCCATAAAACCACAGCCATTTGGATCTGCATAAATATCTGATGGATCTACAAATTTATCAGGTGTTGGTTGAGCTTCTTCATAACTTTTATATTCACCTACTTGCCATGAGCATCTACAGTTCGGATGAAGTGGAAGTAAATCTTGAGTATCTTCTACATTATAAATAGCTCCGTTATGAGGTAAACAAAATTCACAGGCACCCGGATTCGCGATCCATTTTAAAGTCTTAGCTATTCCACTTTCCTGATATCCATAAACTCTTCCGTTATTAAGTGCCCTCTGTATTTCTGTTCGTGCTACCATGGTAGTATAAACATCTTTATCCATGTTATAATCGTATGCTCTTCTTATAATTTTATTATCTACTACTTTTTCAGGTACTTTTATAGTAACCGGTCCTGCAAATATTTCTGCTATTTGTTTATGTACTTCTACGGTTGGTGTACCCTCTTTTACTGCAGTAGATATCATTTCTTTTATTCTACTTTGTAAATCAGAAGATAAAATTTTAGAAAATTCTTCGTAGTGTTGCATATAGTAATCGGCAACAGGGGTCATATTTATATTCCACGTCAATAACATATTTAAATCAGTGTAAGCTCTTTCTACCCCTTTTTGAGCAGCAGCCGCTGCTAAAGATGATAATCGTTTTGGCATAGAACCTATTCTCACAGTAGAAATTGCTTCAATTTCGTCCGGAGTTAATCCCTCTAATTGTTTATGAATTGTCTTATCTAGTTTATCTTGAGTAGATTTTTCCCAATCTTTTAAAAACCTCTTTATAGTATTCTCGAAAAGAATTTCATCCCTATTCACATTTACAAATTTGTTTTTAAAAAGGTCTTGAAAGAAAGTTGAAACATTCATATAGTTAAACTTTAAATTTATCTTTATTTTTATTATTCCAAACTTTAATTTCCTTACTATTACATGACTTACAAGTAGTTAATAAGTTAATAGGGTCATTATTATTTTTATTATGGTCTATGTGATGTACAGAATTACCAAATTTAAAACAGTATTGGCAAATATGATTATCGCGTTTTAAAATAGTGTGACGTATTAATTGAAATTCTATAGGATAAAGACAAAACTCATAAGAAATACCGGTTCCTCCTTGAGCTAAACTCATTTTATGCTTAGTTTCAGAAGTACGTTTTAATCCTTTATGACCTAGCCCTATTTTTTGTCTGGTTTCTAATGAGAGATGTTTTCCTTTACGTACCAAACTCATTTTCAGTTTGGATTCGTTAGAGTGATGCCTTCCTTTCATATTACTAGACTTACCTTTTTTAGCTAGGCTCATTTTATGTTTGGATTTATCTGAAAATTTGTAGCCACTGTGGGCCAAACTTATTTTATGTTTAGTTTCTTCCGTCATATTTTTCTTAGCTACACTCATCTTTTGTTTAGTTTCTTCCGAACGTCTAATACCTTTCATTGCCAAACTTATTTTTTGTCTAGTTTCCTCTAAAACTAAATGCCCTTTATTTGCTTTACTTATTTTAAGTTTTTGATTGTAGGAACATTTTAAATGTCTAGCTTTTTTAGCAATACTTATTTTTCTTCTTGTTTCATTAGAACATATTGTTCCGGGTTTACCCTTATGAGACAAACTCATTTTTAGTTTAGTTTCGTCTGTATGAAAAATATTATGCATTCTCAACCTTTATATTAATTTTTGGTTCGTCTATAAACCGGACTATTATAAAGTCGGGGTCTGTAACTACACTTTTCCTTAAATTAAGGAAAGCAATAAAAATTTCTTTATTTATAGAAATTTTAAATCCTTCTTTACCATTTCTAAATTTTCTGGTCCACATTACTCCTACCTTCTCGATTGTAGCTTTTTTATCTTCCATCTTTCCTCCTATTTATTCTATCAGCCTATAATTATTGCTTTTGAAAATGTTAGTAAATTATTATATGGATATTCTGGTACTTTTATAGTATTTGTTTTCCCTACATTTGGAGCGGCATTGAAAACATTAGACTTAACTATTCTTAACTCATCTAAATAACCATCGTGAAACTGTGCGGCTCCATCGCCCCTAGCACCAATAGCCAAAATACCTGCAAAGGTGTCTGTTGACGAGTCAGACGCATAAGCAACTTGGGTTTCGTCTATATACATCCCCCAGGTACTTCCTACTTTACACAAAGCTATGTGATACCAAGTGTCAGCCACCATCGTGACCGCGCCTTGATAAAACTCGATTATATCACTACCGCCGGACTTTACTTGGAAGTATAACCCTGACCCAAACTGTCCCTCGTTATAAAACGCCCACCAGTTGTTAGCGTCTTCATATTGTGTAACTAAATAAGCTATTTTATTTGCAGTGGCAAAACGTACCCATAAATCTATTGTCCAATTATCCGTAGAAAGAGCGCAAATATCCCAATCTGCTGAATCAGCCAGCGTCAAATAATCACTATTTCCATCTAATAATAAAGAACTCGTTCCAAATTTTTTCTGTGCCGTATCTAATTGGGCTGTTCCTATAAAGGTGGGAATATGATAAGAAAGAGATGTATCTTGAGTGTCCATGTGCAAAAGTAATTTAGTGTTTGAGTCGGAAACAAACGAAATTGTGGACGGAGTAAAATTAGAAGTATAACGAGCTATATTGCTAATCCTTATTTCGTCAATATATCCTGTGATAGCATAGACGGCACCATAAGAACCAATTCTTAAATAAGTAGTGGCATTGTTCCAAACCGCCGTAGCTCCAGAAGCCTTTGATACTCCGTTCACATAAATTGTAGTTGTTCCACTATTATTAACTA